TGGCTCAAATTCAGGAAGTAATAAGTCGTCAATATCTCGTATGTTTAACGCCAAATACATTTTACGAAACGCTTCCCGCATATTATGTAGTTGCGGTGCGCTTTGTGCCATCTGAAGCTGTGTCTGGGCTAAGATGATTCGCTGTGTGGTGCTAAAGATGTTAGGATCAGAAACAGGTATAACATCTACGTTGTCGCTAAAGTCTTCACGGAAAACACTTTGCTGTGCGCCTTGTACTTGGTAAGGATATTCCTGTGGAAGCACCTCTCCGAATATACGCTTGAGTATTTTGAATTCATTGCGCTGTGCATAGTGCAGTCGTTTATGAATTGCAGAAATAACCTTCTGGCCTTTCTCTAACACTGCAACTGTAGTGCCTACTGGAGCATTTTGATTACCATCTCCAGTTCCTTGATCCATCACTGCTGCGAACTTCTGACCAGACTCAACTAAAAGACCTAATAGTTGTGCTAATGTACCGCTTGGTTCTTTATAAGGTAGTGGCAAGAAGGAATCGCGAATAACACCTCCAGGAGTGTCAACATCACGCCACTCTCCTGGTTGTATAGGGTCATCAGACCGCTGAATATTTAATCCACGAGATTTAAAACCAGCAGGTAAGTTTGAAAGCGTTCCTGCGTCAATTAATTGTCGTAATATTGCAGTAGCGGATTTAGTTACACCGCCAATCATATGAATTAGACCAAATCCGTAAAATCCCAATCCAGGAAGGAATTTATAATGCGTAAAGTATTCAACTTTTCTACGCATAGGGTCTGTCGGGTCATAATTTTGCCGTATCGACAAAATTTCATTAGTATCTAAGCAAACAGTGATAATATACGGTAACGCCAAGCCGGTGGGCTCACCGTTTTCATCTTTGTCTTCAAAACCGTCTAAATCAAACTCGCCATGTACTTCTAATAGCGTATATTCGTCATCACCGCCAGTACGGTCTACACCCTCAAGCTCATCTATCTTATCTTGTAGATCATTTTGCTTAATATACGAAGGAGACCCCATAGAAACGTCACGATAAAACCCAGACAGCTGTAATTTCTTCAAATCATTCTCTGTCATCCTAATGACATGAGTAATTCGTGAAGCAGTTACTAAATCATTAGTTGTATACGGGACAACTAAGTCTTCTGCCTTAACAAAACGAGAAACCGCTCTACCTACAGAGGGATCGTAGTAACTTTTCTTAAAAGCAGATCCTGCCAAGGGGAGGTAAAACAACATTTGATCCATTTCAGGATCATATTCTTCCATCTTATAAGTAAGTTGGTAGTTCATGAAGTTTTTAACACGATTTGCTTGTTCAAGTTTTGGATCTGAGGTGACGCCCATCACTTGCGTGTCTACTGGTCCCCCTGCAGGCAGTAACTCGCGGTAAGTTTGTGCCTGAAAGTGCGTAACCGCTTCAGCTAGTAGCGGATGATACACGCCGCTTGCACCTTCGAAGGGTTCACTGCGTGTATTTGTTTTAATTCCTAGTAAATCTAGTCCGTCTCGGAAAGTTTCATACCAGTCTTGACGAGAATCTAAGTCGTCATGGTAATAAGACGTAATTTTTGAAGCAAGTTCGCCTCTTGTGGACTCATCTAATATTTCAGCAATGTTTTCGCCAAACGATATTGCATAATCTTCGTCAAATTCATCACCGAAACTAGCGATGCCTTCGTCGTCTATAAAAACTTCGACGACTTCGTCTTCTAAAGGCTCCTCTTCTACTTCAATTTCAAATTGTTCAGCCATAACGCGGAACGATACCTCGTTTTAATTCAATAATAAATCAGTAATATGCACGGACTTTGGGGTAATATTCCTCTTCGTCGTCGTAATCTGAGTCTAATCTCAAAAATCCACCGTTTCTAAAGCGTATTAACGCTAATGTTGTGGAATCCACCAAATCATCATGCTCTCCGTTAGGAAAGTCCGTAACTTCTTCCATTAATTCTTCAGCCCAGCGGTTTTCTGGCACCCAAACCTTACCTTCTTGGAACATAGGGCTAACTGAATTCAACCTCGCAATCTTATCTTGGCCTTTGTTGGGTGAATACGTGTTAATCGGTATGCCGAGTCTGCGTAATTCTTGCGTTAGCGGAATACCTGTTGCTTTCGTTTCAATAATTACAGAATCAGGATCCCAATATTCGTACAAACGTATCGCTTCTCGCTTTAGCTCAGGAAAGTCCAGCCGCTCTTTTACACAATCAATCAAGATAATGTGCGCCTGACCTCCTGGATACATCTCATCGTTGATTTTTCCTTCCGGATAAAACACACCCCATGTAGTTATCGCTGTAAAGTCAGCACGTTCGGACTTTAGAAACGCCGTATCGTAACTTTGAATTAAATATTCACAAGCTGGAGGCGCATCGTTAGGCCAAATCTTGAACCATTCCTTCGGAATAATAGAAATACCTTCGCCGGTTGGCCGCTGCATGTACTGAGCCGCCCACTTCGAAGGAGGAACCGAAGCCTTAATCGACTCAAGTTCTTCTAATTTCCAAAATTCAGGCCATAACGATTTACCCGATGGCAAGATTGCAGGAAACTCAATCAGTTCCCATTGGTCTGCATTCTTATCTTGCATCATTTTCTTGATTAATTTACCCGTTAAGTCTTTTTTAGACCAACGAGTCATTACGATAACGATGGCACCTCCTGGTTGGAGACGCTGTCGGGGGCCGGTCATAAACCAATCGTAGGCTTCGTCTAGTGATTTATCGGAAAACGCATCTTGCTCAGAGTGCGGATCGTCAATAATAAACAAATCAGCACCACGACCTGCAAGTGCGCCTCCTATACCTGACGCATAATACTCACCGCGTTGCGAAGTTAACCATTTACCCGCGCTTCGTGAGTCAGCTTTTAGTTCTGTCTTAGGAAATATCTCGCGATATTCTTCAGTGTCAATTAAGTCACGCACCTTACGACCAAAATTTATAGCTAGGTCAGCCGTGTGCGTTGCTTCAATAATCTTTAACTTAGGATTTTTTCCTAACAAGTAAGCGGGAAACAGGTGTGATGCAAATTCAGACTTCGTATGTCTGGGCGGCATATTGATAATTAGCCGCTTTAGCTCACCGCTTGCTATTTTATCAAACGCCTGTGCCATTTTACGGTGGTGATCACCGTTAATAAATTCAGGCCAGATAATTTTTACAAAGTCAATAAAGCTAGAAGCAGAAGTTTCTCTGCGTTCACGCTTTTCAAGTTCTTCAAGGAGAAGTGTGAACTCTTTTGCTTCACTCTTAGATAAGAATGACAGGTCTACGTTTTTTAGATCCTTGAGGATATCACTCATTTACGAAATGTCGCGTCTAGTAATTCAGCAACCCTGTTATTTACTGGGCCTCCTTGAGCTTTTTTAACCTTCGGAAAAGCATGCAACTCTCTTTGTGTTTTATTCCTACTTCCGGTTTTCCTACGAGCATACGTGTCCGGATTAATAGGGTAAATCACATCGGCTGGTGAAACATCGTATAGATATTCTGGGTACACGTTGCGAACTCCTTTACGATACTCTGCCATCTCTAACGGCCAAGTAAACGATCGGCGTGAAAACAGGTTCCTAGGATCATCCGACGATCCAGATTTTTTTCTAGCTTCCGACGGAGATAATTGCTCTCGAAAACTTTCTTCTAATCTATGTAATAGGTGCTCAGGGTAATCTTTCCCTACGCTGGGGTCTAGATAAATATCATCCAGATTTCTTTGCTGTCCGAAAGTAGGCGTTTCAAATGATTCTGCAAAAGTTTGTTCTTTTGAGTCTCCTGTTCTTAATAAGTCAGCTAACCTTGCTCTCATTTCCCCGCCCTCTCGGGCATAATATTCCTGACCTTTTCTTAATAGGAGGTTTTGGATAAACATGCTTCTTTGTGCAATATCCATCTCTCTTAATCTAGGTTTTACTCCTTGAGATTCAGTCATATGCCGTATGGCTCTTGTTATATTTTCAAAGACGCTATCGATCTTTTTCGGGTTATTAACGTCTATCCCTGATAAGCGGAGATAGTCTACAGGCGACTTGCGAATAACTTCGGGGTCGACTTTTTCCATTTTAGCAAACTCAGGAATTCTTTGTCTTAAAAGATGGTCTACAAAAGCAAAAGTATTTGCATCTACACCCTTAGAACCAAATTTATGATACTCAGGTATCAAATACTCTTCGTCAAAAAACATTCCTTTAAGTTTTTCAGAAAACCCTTCAGGGTCTGCGACTAATTCGTCTTTAAACATTTTTAAATCACGACCGGCATCTCTTGATGATAAATATGCAGGGTATGCGTATTCTTTTTTTAGAAATTGTCCTATTGCATCACTAGACTTAAATATCTGTGACTTAAATTGTTCCGGAGTTTTAAATCGATCATCGGGTGAGTCACCTAGAAACTTTTTTTCTTCAGGATCTAAAAAACTTAACCAGTTCGTTCCTGCGTCTCTTTGCTCAAAAGTATCAATCGCGTGTTGAGTTTCATGAAGTATTGTACCTAAAAGACTATCACTAGTTCGTTTTCTAAGTTCATTAAAGGCGACTTCAGCTTCAGAATTAGGCTCGGGCATTTCCCTACCCATCGTCTCAGGCTTTTGAAAATTAAGCCAAGTTTTATAACCAGCTCCTAGTGTTATTTCATTATTTTCGGGGCTATAAGAAGCCCCTGTGTTTTTATCCATATCTGGGTCATATTTTATTGTAGTCGTTTTTAAATGAGGATATTCTTCAAATAGCTTAGGAAAACTTAACACTTGATCTAAAGTCAGCTTTTTTGCTGAGGACGCCAGTGGTTGATTACCTCTGTAATAAAGCTCAGCTTTCATTAAAGTTTCATCTACCATTGGGCCTCTCGACTTAAGTCGAGATCTTGACGAATTAATTTCAATCGCAGGCATCTCGTCAATAAAAGAACGAAAAACTCTTAAGTCATCTCCTGCCTCTTTCTGATCGTTCCAAAAACTTGCGTAAAACTCACGATAGTCAGCTTGCTCGTTGCTTCTTTGAAAAGAACCCTCTCCACGACCTTCAACTCCCGTAGGACGTAGAGGTCTAAGTCCTTTTTTCGCGGCCTTAGTTTCAAATTCTTTTAATTGCTCTAGTTTACTAGGAGCAGACTTCATTTTCCTACCGCCTATAATGCCTAGTACTTGTCCATCATCGCCAGCTGTTCGAGCTATAGATCTAGAAGTTCCTGCTCCAATACCTGCAAGTGTTGACCCCATGTTGTATAAAAACTCGGTAGGTCTAGTGATCTGACCGGTGTCTTCGTCTTTAGTGGTAATACCTCCTGCTTCAATATTTTGAGCACTTTTAATTGTGCCTTTCATTAAATCAGGAAGTATCTGAGGAAGTCCTTTTATAAATTCTTGTGTTTGTTTTTTCACCTCGGCTTTTTCTTCAGGTGTGCCAAATAAGGCTCGGTCGCCGAATTTTAACAAGTCACTGATACCGGTAATTATCGGAGGCTCGCCTGCTTTATAGTCGTACTCTCCTGGAGTGTAGCTTGTGCGAGGACGTTCTGTAGTAAACGCATCTCCGTCAGAACCTCCGGTGAATCTGTAAAATTGTTCGCCGTAAGTGGACTCAGGGGCTTTTATCTGTTTTGCTTTTAACGGGGCGAAAGGAGAAAGGAGAGGAGCTATTACTCCTTCTTCTGCTTCGGGAATACCGCTGATATCATAATCCTCGTCTTCTTTCGGAGGAAGCTGGGTGTATCGATCTATTATTCCACCAATAACTTCACGGTCAGCATCTTGTTGTGCTAACTTCTCAGCTAAAAGTTCTTGGACTCTTTCGCTGGATCTAGCCATTGCTTATTTATCTTGGGCCAAGGACAGGGGCTTCTTCTCGTCGGTTAGCTCTTCTTTCTCTAATACGCGAACCTATTTTCCTTAACCCACCAAGTCCCATCTCAGCTAACCCCATTCCAGGAATTAACTGTCGCGCAAGTCTACGCTTTTCTTCTGGGTCGTCGGTCCTTTCGATAGCTTTTAAAATCTTAGCTTGTGAAACTCCAGGAATCTGGTTCGTAACTGTATCTACAACTGCTTCCCGAACTACACCACCATCATCGTACCGTCGAGGTTGTACTGGCCCACCCGCAGCCATCTGATCAATATCTGCTGCTGACGCGCTAACCATACCCATTCCAGGATTTGCTTCCATCTGTGCCATCATCGCATTGCCGACATTCCTGACTCCAGGATCTACGTCCATCTGCATCTGGCTAATTTTTTCTACAGGAAAGTTATACACGTCCTGTGGTAAACCAACCGGCCCACCACTGCGAGCAAATTGTACGTTAGTGGGTTCTGCTCCTGTCATCTGTTGTTGCATTAACATTTCAATAAGTTCAGGTGGTATTTGTTCACCTTGAAACTGCGGTGAGTCGTACATATCTCCACCGTAAGTTTCTTCTAACGCTTCTCGAAAATCAGGTGCGGCCATTTCGGGAGATACGGCATCGCCTATTGTTTCAATCGCTAACTGGTTCGAAGCTGGAATAACAGGTGCAGAGCCTTCAATATATGCAGCTTCCTGTGCGGCTTCTTCTGCCTTTTTTCTATTTTTTCTAGCCGCTGCAATACTGGCCCCTGTGGTAACAACTGATACTATTGCCGCAAGAATTCCAAAAGCCTCCTTCTTTCCCGTTACGGGGTTGCGAGTCAGCTTACCTCCTGGAATCATCTTTTCCAGCATCTTGACTTCAAGTGGATTTAAATGAACTAGCTCGGTATCACCAAACCGTCCTTGTTCCTCAACCAGATCAGCCGCTTTACTTAAGTTCATTTGTAGCTCTTACCGTAATATCCTTTTTGGAAAACCTGACCACCAGTCTTATAACTTGCTGGCACCATCATTCTTTTGCGACGTCGCGTTCCTGGACGACCGCCCATGTTCTTCTTTTCAGTCTTCGCAGCTTGCCTAAAGTTTTCAGCGGTCGGTGCGCCTTCCTCACCTTTCCTTCGCATCCGCTCACCAGAACCAGCTGCTATACGCTTACGCTTCGCGTGTATGTTTGCATATAATCCTGGACGACCGCCCGTGGCCATTAGGTCAGGATCTACATCACTGTCTCTTAGTAATCTTTCTAATTCTCTCGTATATCTTCTCACAGTTTCAGGCTCCAGATTTTCTTGGTTCAACTGCGCTCGAAGAGAATCTATCATCGCCGCATTTTCTCCACGCGGTATTGGGTCAAACTCACTACTACCCTTGGGCATTGTTCCTGATCTGCGTGCCGCATCTAAATCTTTATCTAACCCTCTTAGTGCTGCATCTAATCCTGCTTCCGAAGATCTAGGGTTCATCGAATCTTCTAACATATTAAAAATAGAAGGTAAGCCGCCTTCTTGGGTTTCTTGGTTAAAGTCTATTTCCATTTGGTCGTCTGCAAGACCTCTGTTTCGACGCGTAAACGCAGTGTCTCGAGGAGGTAAACCTTGTGCTATTCTCGCCTCGTCTTCCATGTGCTGTTTTACTAATGCTGTGCGATGTCTTTGTGTTTGTGCCGCTCGTCTATCGGGTTGTTTAATCGGATCAAGAAAATCAGGGTTTGTTTCGTCCGAAGGGAATGTGGGGTTTTTATACTCTTCATAATACCTAGAACGTGGACGAGTAGGGATTGCACTTTGCCGTATTTCTTGTATAAGGTCGTCTATATCGACCCCTTTTCTTTCCGCTATAGTGTACAGTTTTTGAAAAGCCCCTGTAGGTAACTCATCCGTTAAGCCTAAATCATAGGCATCTAAATCTTCTGCTAAAGACTCCGTTCCTCTCTCGACTCTGTTTCTCGGAGAAAAATACGCCGAAGAAGGTCTGCTCCTACTCAGCTCACTAGGAGTTGCGCCCTGTTCTCTTAATAAATCCATTTCGGACTTATCTGGGTTCTTTTCTTTACTTAGTAGTCTTTCTATAATTGCTTCAAGTCCTTCGCGCATACTCTTAAAGCGGCCACCAGGACTCATCGCTCCCATCGCCG